ATCTATCAAAACGTTACTAATCAAGAAGCAGAATAATTGTACATTATTAATTAATTATGGTATACTGCCAATATGAAAACTAAAAAACCTACCAAAGAATGGCAAGAAAAAGCTATCGCTAAAGGCAGAGGTGATGGTGCTCCTGTGGTAACACAAGAAGAGTATCGTACATCTTTGATGAAAGCGTTAGGATACTATAATCTTAATATGGACAACAGTGAACGTGCTAAGGTCGTCCTTAATTATCTTAAGAAGACTAATAAGAAGTATTATGAAGTCTTATCAAGAGCGCCTGACTATGAGTTCTTATCTTTAGGATCGTTAGTAACTATCCTCAATAAGGGTGAATACTTGTCCGACAAAGATCAAAAAGGTATGCAAGATAAGCTTGACTCTCTATATGAGTGCTACTCTTATGTTAAGCCTGAAGTAGACGATCGTCCTAAGGCTCCTGTAATATCTATTGAGAAGCGTGTCATCGATGCTGCACGTACTGCATCAGAAGAGATTGACTATGCTATCGATAAGTTCGTGCATTCAAAGGTGTGGGAATTTAACACTAAGGCGCATCTATTATCTAATAACGTATCAGGCATGGTCGCTAAGAAGATTGGTGAATACTATAAGCTTAACGTCGATGAGATCGATGAAGCCATGGCTGGTACTGATGAACAACTTACTGAAGGTTATTCATTCCTCACTAAGACAGAACTTAAGAAGTTCCGAGCTGCATTGCAATCTGTTGTAGATGACTGTGCTCAGCATCAGGTTACAGTTAAGAAACCTAGAGCCGTTAAGGTTAAATCACCAGCACTGGTGGTTAAGAAACTTAAGTATATGTTTAAACATGATCTATTGAACCTTAAGTCTATCAATCCTGCAGACATCGTTGGTGCTAAAGAGTTATGGGTCTACAATATCAAGTATAGAAAACTTATAGCTTATGTAGCTGATGACTCTGATAGCTTAACAGTCAAAGGTACTACGATCATCAACTATAGTATTGCTAAGTCATGGACATGGACTCTACGAAATCCTGAGAAGTTCTTTAAAGATGCTCAGATCGGTAAGCGTTCATTAAATGCTGCAGCAAAGGCTTTAACTACCAAACCAACCGTACCAAACGGTCGTATCAACGAAGAAACAATTTTATTAGGAGCATTTTAATGGCAATCGTACTATTTGAAAACGCGTTTGAAGGTATGGATTCAAACAAACTTGCAATTAACTCAGAAAAAGTAATATCAGTATTTCAGGTATTAGATCCACTTGATAAGAAAAAGCAACGTTTATTTACTGCTATCTATGCAGGCACTGATCTAACATGGACAGTTAAAGATCCTATTGAAGAGGTAATTAAAAAATTAAATGATAATTCTTGATTATAGTCAAATCGCATTAAGTAATATCTTACCTTTTCAGAACGATATCAAGCGTCAGTCACCTGAAGAAATCAAGAACTTAATCCGACATACAACGTTATCAACTATTAAATCTTATAAGAAGAAGTATAAGGAGTATGGTGAGGTTGTTATTGCATGTGATGGTCGTAACTATTGGCGTAAGTCTATATTTCCTCATTATAAAGCACATCGCAAGGCTAATAGAGAAAAGTCTCCTCTTGATTGGGCATTCATATTTGATACTCTTGGAGAGTTAAGAGATGATCTTATAAAAGAATTCCCTTATAAAGTATTGCTTATCGATACTGCAGAGGCAGATGATATCATAGCAGTGCTTACAGAATACACACAAGAAAACTTATTAGTGGAGCAGGGATTATTCTCTGAACCACAAAAGGTATTGATCGTCTCGTCTGATAAAGACTTCATCCAACTACAAAGGAATAAGAATGTCCGCCAATGGTCACCTATGCAACGTAAGTTCGTTGAGGGATCACAAAAAGACATACAAGAATACACGATCACTCATATCGTTAAAGGAGACTCAGGCGATGGTATACCTAATATCCTCTCGAAAGATGATGTATTTGTTTCAGGCGATAGGCAGAAACCCTTCTCGGCGAAAAGGCTCCCTGAATTTTATGAAAAGGGCATTGAAGCGTGTAAGAATGACGAAGAGAAGAGGAACTATCAGAGGAATCAACAGTTAGTTAACTTTGACTTTATTCCCGAGGATCTATGTAAAACTATTATAAGTAGCTATGAGAATGCTAAACCTAACGGTGATAAAAATTCTGTAATGAACTATCTTATAAAAAACCAATGTCGACTATTACTCGACGAAATTGAGGACTTTTAAAATGGCAGTTAGATTTTTACCAGAGATGCTTGACGAGATCAATGCAGACCCTAAACTATTACAAACAAAATATAGAGGCAACTCAGCTCTTAAGATAGTATTCGAATATGCTTTCTTAACTGATAAGAAGTTCTTATTACCTGAAGCTGAACCTCCATACAGACCAGATGCAGCACCGATCGGCATGAGTCCAGCTATCCTTACACAAGAGCTTAGACGCTTCTATGTATTCCTTAGAAAAGACTTAAAGCCAATCAAGCGTGAAGCATTATTCATATCTTTATTGGAGTCAGTCCATCCATCTGAGGCAAAACTAATCATTGCCATCAAGGATCAAAAGCTTAATAAGCTATATAAAAAGATAACCCGTAAGGTTGTAGAGACAGCTGGATTCATCGCACCCGAGCAACCAGGAGCATAGTTTTACATAAATAGATAGTAAGCTATAGATCCGGATACTCATGAGTCTGGGTGAGTTTTAAATTGTCTTTATAATCAATAAGTTATGTTAGCATGTACATTAATTAAGGATTATGGTATACTGTATAGTATGATAAGACAAATATTACTTTATAAATCGGATAAGATCTCGGTCTATTGCACCCCGGCCGTACGCAAGCTTTCTACGCGTAGACTTACTACGTTCGTAAGGCAATGTGTGGCAGCTGAAAAGACCCTCATCAAAGCCATATCTCAAAAATACCCTAAAAAATCCAAAGACATTAAGTATACGTTCATGTTTAAGAACTTTAAGTCAGAGGACATGTTAGGTAACTGTGATCAAGAGTATGATGATGATATCATGATCGAGTTAAATGCAAAAAACACTGCTAGTTTATGTAAGACTATATCTCATGAACTAGTCCATGCCAGACAATTTATATCTGGTCAACTTAAATACAACGTTAAGATCCAATACTTAACATACGAAGATGATAAGCATAGATACATATACCGTAGACAACCATGGGAAATCGAAGCTTATAACCTTGAACAGAAAGGCGCATTGAAGATTAAAAAATGGTTAATGAATCATACCCGCTTTTTACCTAAAATTGAAGATGAATATATTTTTTCTAGATCAGAATCCAACTAAAGCAGCACAATACCACGTAGATAAACACTGTGTCAAGATGATACTCGAGTCTTGTCAACTATTATCTACTGCGCATCGTATATTGGATGGAGATCAAACGATGGGTAAAACTGCAACTGGTCGTAATGTAAAACGTTGGGTATTATCTGACGAACGTAATGATATCTTATATAGTGCAACACATGTCAACCACCCATCTGCTGTGTGGGCAAGGCAGTCTAAAGAAAACTATAATTGGTTAGCATTACTATTAGCTAACTTATGCACGGAGTATACTTATCGATACGGTAAGGTACATAAGTGCCAAGAGACAGGTCTTGTTGCATTCTTATTATTAGTAGTACCTAAAAATATATCTGATGGTCCATTCACTGACCCGACACCGGCGATGCCTGAACAATATAAAGTCCCGGGAGATGGTGTACAATCATATCGTAACTATTATAACTGCGAAAAGCAAAGAATGTTCTCCTGGAAGAAAAGAGACATCCCAGAGTTTATAAATAAAACTACAAGGGAAAATTATGCCAACATATGATTTTAGAAACAGAGAGACCGGTGAAGTCGTCGAACATATCATGAGTATAGCTGCAAAGGCAGAATACTTAAAAGAAAACCCACACATGGAGTCCATCATTACTGGCCAACCCCCTCTCATCGATCCATACAGATTAGGATTAGTCAAACCTGATAATGGTTTTAAAGAAGTATTACAGCGTGTCCATGAGAAGACTGCTGGAAGTAAACTTAATAAAACCAGTAGCCACTTTTAGGAAAATATCATGCCTATCAAAAAAACAAGGTCATGGCAAACTAAGTTAAAAATTAATAATACTCGTAGAAAAAATGGTAAAGCAAAGTCTATGAGCTTTAACGGTGCGACAGGAAAAAGATTAGTAAATCCTAGTTTACGCCGCAAGAAAAAATAAGAATATGGATCTGCTGACTCCATAGCAATATAAGTTCAGCTGTTAACTACATAAAGGAGAAACACATGTTAACAAACATTATTGTATTTTTAGTAGGCGCTCATCTTGGTGCAAAATACCCAGAGAAAGCAACACTAATCGTCGATAAATCTGTAGCTTTAGTTAAAGCAGTATGGGCTAAAGTAGCAGGATTAGTGGCTAAAAAATAATGGCATTCGAATTCGATTTCACTGAGCAAAAACTAGGCCAAATACTTACTCGTAACAAGAACGTCCATGAGTGGTATGAAGCAATGGTTGTACAGTTACCTCAATTTGAAGTAACTACCGCTAAACGCGTTGCAGCTTTTGTGGCTCAATGTGCTCATGAATCTGCGGACTTCACAACTCTTCAAGAAAACTTAAACTATTCAGCTGATGCATTGAACAAACTATTTGGTAAGTACTTTGTTAAAGCTGGTAGAGATTCTGCTCCATATCATCGTAAACCTGAAATGATCGCTAATGTAATATATGCGAGTCGTATGGGTAACGGAGATACTGCAAGCGGAGAAGGTTATAAGTTCAGAGGACGTGGTCCAATTCAATTAACAGGTAAGGCTAATTATCTAGCATTTGCATCAGACTTCTTTGAAGATCCTGAAACAGTGATGGATGATCCTGACCTCGTGACAGATGATGTACCAACTTCCTTATATTCAGCACTTTGGTTTTGGAATAAAAACAAACTAAATAAGTACGCTGATGCAGGTGACATCAAGGGGATGACAAAGGTTATTAATGGTGGATACATTGGTTTAGAAGACCGTATCAAACATTATAACCATGCTATTGAAATCCTAGAATCTTAATTGTACTTTAATTAAGACCTGATGTATAATAAGAAAGTAGCGGTACTATGTAATGGTCCCAGTCGGTCAGCCTACGATCCTAATAAAGAATATGCATACCGCATAGGTTGCAATATTCCATGGACAAAGGTTGACTGCACTGTGGTACTAGACGAAGAAGTAGTTAGGTTATGGCATCGTAATCATGATTTGATAACTGTGCCAACATACTTTTCTGTTAAAGCATGGCGCGAGACAGCATCTCTTGGTAGAGCTTTCTTTGAACCATACTTAATCCAGTTAGTAGAACCTAGACCAGAATATGATTCAAGTGGGCATGTAGCATGTTCACAGATGATAAAACTTGGATACACCGATATAGATATATACGGATGTGATTCATGGTTCAGACAAAATGTAGAGAGTTACACTCATGACTTTGTTAAGAGTAAAACTATATATACTGCAGATGGTCATGTTATTGGTTGGAGAAGGCGATGGAATGAAATCATTAAGAACAATCCATCAGTGACATTAAACTTTATTAAGGAGTAATTTATGTTTGATCATTATAAAAAAGAATTATCAGCAATCGCAATAGCATTTGGTTTAATCAGCTACACAGTATACGTGTGTGCAGCAGAACCAGTTAAAGCTAAAACTGTTGAAGTTAAAGCTGCAAAACCTGCAGATAAAAAAGCACCGGCAGAACCTGCAAAAAAAGAACATGCAAAGAAACCTACTTTAAAGAAAAAGTACGCAGATAAAAAATAATTGAAGAACTTTATACATCATGAGTTTCCAGTGTTGCAGCGGATAGATTCAGATCAGGGTCGTGTATATCAGACCCCATCTGGAGATAAATATCCTAGTGTAACACAAGTAACAGGTCTCTTAAATAAACAATTTATCGCTGAATGGCGTAGAAGAGTTGGAGAACAAGAGGCAAATAGAGTATCATCGCTGGCTTCCGGCCGAGGTACTCGTATCCATGGACTATGTGAGGACTTCCTATTAGGGAATCCAACTCAGGCCGACATGTTCGACGCTGAGATGTGGAATGATTTAAGACCAGTCGTGGATAAGATAGACAATATACATGCTCTAGAGAGCAAGTTATATTCCGATAAACTACAATTGGCAGGAACTGTTGACTGTATCGGAGAGTACGATGGATTACTTAGCGTCATTGACTTTAAGACATCTAAAAGACCCAAAGATATTAACAATATAGATAATTACTTTATACAGGCGACTGCTTATTCAGTTATGTTCGAGGAACTTACAGGAATTAAAGTTCCAGACTTAACGATAATCATAGGAGTAGACGATGCAAAACCACAAATCTTCCAACAGAAGCGTAAGGGCTTCATCAATCAATTAGTTGACCTTCGTCAGCAATTTAAAAAATTAAATTTACTTTAAATAACAACTAAAGTATAATACTACTAAGCGCATAAAAAGCTAAGTACCAATCGTAAGGAGAATATCCCCATGAGAAAGACTTTCGCCGCAATATTGGCTCTGTGTTACCTGTGCAGTTTTAATCTTGCACATACACAAACACTATATGATAAGATAAAAGTCCTGACTAAGTCAGAAAAGAAACAAGTAGAATGCCTAGCCCAAAACGTGTACTATGAGGCAGGCTATGAACCCACTAAGGGTCAAATAGCAGTAGCAATGGTTACATTAAACCGTGTATACTCTGGAAAATATCCAAGTTCTATATGTGGTACCATGACACAAAAGCTTGAAGAGACGTGTCAGTTTAGTTGGTACTGTGACGACTATAAAAGAACTAAAGCTATAGCATATAGATATACAAAGCATGAGAAAGAAGTATTCGATCATGCAAGAGCTGTAGCTACATATGCATACATGAACTATGAAAAGATAGAAGACGTAACAAAAGGAGCTATGTTCTTTCACACGAAAGAAGTAAAGCCTGGATGGAAAAATGTACGCGTAACTACAGTAATCGGGAATCACATATTTTATAAAAGAAAGAGTTGATAATGGTAAAACTTGCAGATGAAAATGTCCCTAATATATTTGGCGGACTGCTAAACAATGTACATATTAATACGATTGAATCAGTATATAGGACACATGAAGTATTCCTTGATTCTACTATTGATGAACCAAACAAGTATAGAGAGCTTATATCTCTATTGATAAATGCAGGTGAGAACGATAAGATCCACCTGTTTATCAACTCAAACGGTGGCCACCTCGATACTGCAGGTGCCATCATCTCAGGTATCCTATCATCGCGGGCAGAGGTTACAGCATTCCTAATGGGTGCTACACACTCTGCTGCATCTCTCATCTCCATGTATTGCCATGCTGTCCATGTATATGATACAGCCTACATGATGATTCATACTGCCTCGTTTGGCTCATCTGGTAACACTCCAACAGTCAAG